CTTTTTTATCTACCATAATAGAAGATAATAAATGATTTAACTCTGTTTGTAATTCCTCGTCAGATTTTTTACCAGTAACATCTTCAACTTTATGAGTAGTTTGGTAACCAGTTCTGTCCAAGATCGAATTAATAGCACCCAGTCTAACCGAAGGACTAATTCTTTCATCCTCCACCAATTTTTTTAGCTTATCAACTGCCATTGGCACACAAGATCCCATAAGCTTTCTAGTTTCATCCTCTATCTCTAAAGATAGTTTGTTTTTAAGCTCATAACCCTGCTGTTCTGCTGTCTTGGCCGAGTATCCTGCGTCCTTTGCTGCCTGAGTTGCGTTACCTGTTTGACTAAAGTGCTGTACAAAGACTTTTTGCTTGTCTGTCAGTATTTTTCCCATACCTTTATTCTACAAACCTAAAGGATTAAAGTCAATTAATACCTGTTAATAACTCGATTTTCCCCTCCACTGTGGGAAGTAATCCTATATAATATAAGGTCGCACACGCTTGGGGGGGTAGGGGTAATTTTTTACGTGCCGGGCAATGTTTCTTTTTTATTGGTAGCCGGGGCGGGCATTTACATATATATAGAGGTGTGAGGGTGTGATAAACGTACTTAGATCTATTAATAGGAAAACTAATACTAGATTATTTCTTTATATGGTTAGTACTAAAATGACATAAGCATATTAGATATCTTGATATATATCATCGTGGCTTGAATTTTAGATATCATTATAAATATATTAATCCTTTGTTAATCCTTTCTTAGATTAGATCTAATCCTTTCTTAGATTAGATCCTTTCTTAAATCAATATATTGTGGACAAAAAGTATTGACTATTATTATTAAGTATGAAATAATTAACTTATCTTAATTAACATTACATTGTTGGAGGTGTTAAATGTTTGAAAAAATGGATTTAAAAAAAGAATATAAAAACAAGTTTGACCTTTTAAGTGTCAATGAAATAGGACTAATTCTTTATTATTTTAAATGTCATAAAGAACTAGTTAAAAAATTAAAACATTGGGAATTTAAAATGGTAGATAATTATTATTCTAAATATTCATATAGGATTTACGATATTCTAAAGGGGGTTAAATAATATGCATAAAAATGATTGGAAAAATGATATTTATACTAATTTATTGTTTATACAAAAATATGAAAAATATTTAAAAGAGGGATGTACAAAAAAAACAAGTGAAAAATTAGCACAATTAGATTTGCAAATTGAAGATTTAAAGGATTTAAATAAATATGAGGAAGATTTAAAAAATATAGAGAAAAAGAATAGGGGGTTAAATAAATGAACAACGAGAAAAAATATCCTAATGCTTGGGTAATTACTTTAAAAGCTTATGAAGTAGACCCAAAAGGATTTATTAAAAAATACCCTTTTTATTCTATAAGTGAAAATACGGGTTATGGTGGCATACCTAAAAAAACTATAATTGGTGGTTTACATGCTACATTCGAGTATTGTATTAAGAGAATCAAAAAAAAGAGATTTGAAAAAATATACAACGAAAATAGATATGTTTTAAAAGTGGAGGTCGAAGATTATGAATAAACAAGTAGAATTTAATTTAAATTTTGGTGGTTTTTATGAATCAATTCATAGTTGTATGATAGATGATTCTATAGCTGATTATTATGATAAAGATATAAATGATATTTTTGAAGACCAATATCTAAATAAAATTTATAATGAAATAGATTTTAAAGCAATGCAAAAAAATTATTGTATTGAATGGTTAAATGAATATCTAAGTATAGTAGATAATCATAATCAATTAAACATTGAATTTAAAGGTATTAATAGTCCGGAGTATTACAACTATGAAACGGATAAAATTAATGCTCTAATCAATGAATTTGCAATTGATAATATAATTAAAAATGCAAATTATGATTTGATTGAATATATCAATGAAAATTCACAATCTTATGATGGTTTTCACTCACATTATATAGGATTTAATGAAGTTATAAAAAATAAAGCCGTGTTTATGACATACTACACGGATTATTTAACCGAATTAAACAAAGATAAAATTAAATATATATATGAAGATATATTCATAGATGTAGAATTATTGGAGAAAAAAAATGATTAAAACTATTAAAGAACTAATTGATGCCAACAAAGGATATTTTAGTAAAGCGAATAAAATATTTTTTAATGATATTGATTATAGATTATTAACTAGCAAAACAAAACAAAAATATTTAGTCACTCAAACTTTTAAATTTTCTAATATGTTTGGTGAACCTAAAGAAATTTTCTTTATTGTCAAGCCTATATCAAATAGAGGTGAAATAGGTGTATCAATTCATGAAGATTTTAAATCATTAAGTCAAGTTAAAAATTATTTAAAGGAGGTATAAATAAAATGCAAATATCTAAAGGTGAGTATATTGTTGAAAGTGTGGCAACAACTAATTTTATTGATCCTAGTTTTTTGATGGAAGATAAGAATTTTATTAATGAAGCTAAATTGATCATAAAAAAATATCCGGATATTGAAGATGTTATAGATCATCTCAATAAATGGGTTAATGAAAATTATTAAACGAAAAAAAAGGAGAAAGATAATGGAAGATTGGTTTAAAAGTTTAAGTAAAAAAGAATTAAGAACATGGATTAAAAATATGAGTAATCCATTAAATATGTTTTTAAATTCTGAACAAGATAATAAAAACATTGAAATTGCTAAAAGAATATTAAAAGCAAAATAAATAAAAGGGTTAGGATCCTAACAGGTTTTAACCCTTTTTTTTATTATAGAGGTATAAAGACAATGCAAAACAATGCAAAACAATGCAAAACAATGCAAATAAAATTTAGAGAGGTAAAAACAATGCAAACATTATCAAGTGATTATAAACTAGGACAAATTACGATTAAAGGACTTCATGCTATGATTGAACTAGATAAAAAGTTTATTGGTACAGAAGATTATATTGGGTTGGCTTTCTTTTGGAATCATGAATACAGATATTATTTAAGAGATATAACCTATGCTAAAAAAAGAAAAATTCATAAGGAATGGTTAAAGGTAGGTTTAGATCTAGAGGGGATTTCAGACCAACATTTTGCTATTATTAAAAAACAATGCAAACTTTAGAGTTATTTAGTGGTACTAAATCTTTTAGTAAAATTGCTTCAAGTAAGTATAATCACGAAATAATCACGATTGATAATAATCCAAGTTTAAATCCAGATATATGTATAGATATAATGGATTTTAATATTGACTTATTACAAGGATATAAACCCGACATAATCTGGGCTAGTCCACCATGTCAAAAATTTAGTGTTGCAGCATTAGGTAAAAACTGGAATAAAGAAGATTTTAGTCCAAAAAACAATGCAACAAAAGAGGCAATGCAAATTGTTTTAAAAACTGTTGAAATTATAGAGTTGTTAAAACCTAAATATTTTTATATAGAAAATCCACGAGCTATGTTAAGAAAAATAGGTCTAATTCCTTATCCATTTGCAACAGTAACTTATTGTCAATATGGTTTTCATTATATGAAACCTACAGATATATGGACTAACAACATAAAATGGCAAATGGTAGCGAAATCATGCAAAAATGGTATGTCATGCCATGAATCAGCACCAAGAGGATCTAAATTAGGCACTCAAGGTCTTAAAAATGCTAAAGAACGTGGAGCAATACCACCAAAATTAATAGAAGAAATTTTAGATTATAGTTGACTTAACAATGGTTAATGATTATAATGAAAATATAGGAGGTATTTATTATGTTTTATACTAAAGAAAAAATAGACAAAATAATGCAAACAAATCAAGTAACAAGTTTAGAGGATCAATTAAAGACAATGGAATTGATCAAGGGGTTACAAGATTGTTTGAAGATACAATCAGAACTTAATGAAGCTTTAAAAAAAAGAATTGAAAAATTGGAGGAAAAATAATATGTCAAATGAATACACAGAAAGATACTTAGAAGGACGTTACGAGGAATATATTGATAGGGGTTATAGTCCAAAAGATAGTGAGATTATGGCTTATGAAGATTTGGAGCATGATCAATATGATTATGTTCCAGAAGAGGAGGAAACCAATGAGCAAATATAAATATTGGAGTACAAACAAATTGTTAACACTTTTAAAAGAGTTAGATTTAGGTTTGTCTGGTATTCACGTAAAGGATATTTATTTACAACATCGTATTGAAAAAATTTTAGCACATCGTGTTGAAGGAATTTTATATAAGAGAGGAGGAAACCAATGAGTAAAATTACAATTACTAAAGAAGAACTTAAAGATTATGAAGAAAAAGCAGATGCACTAGCTTATGTATATTGGTTTTGTACAGATGAAATTTCTAATACAGAACTTAGCGAAGAAATTTGTGAATCAATTGGTGATGGAATAACATATGGCAGAAAAGAATTAGCTGAAATATTATTACAAAAATTAGAGGAGAAACCCAATGAACAGTTATGACATGATGGCAATGGCTATAGTTAGTTTATTAGTGATCAACATAATACTATTCGTATCAATATTAATTAAGGGGTGTTTATAATGGCAGAACGTAAAAAATTTGAGCTTAATAAGGGTGGTTTCTTTCAATCTATGGCTAGTAGAACAACTGAGATGAAGAAGAAACATGCAAGATCAGTTAAAGCTAGAAAGAAAACAATGCAAAAAAAATCAAAATAGTGTTATAATATTATTGAGCTACCCATAAAGATACCTCCAACATATCTTCTCCTACGAATCGGGTAGCTCATTCTTTTCATTTAGCAAAATATATTTTTCAACAAGGTCTTGTATGTTATGGGTATTAGGATAAAATTCTTTGAATCTTGTGGTATTTAATTGTTTCTTTATTTGATTAATAATATTCACGCACTCGACTGCTTTGTATTTAGATCCAATGCTTTTTAATAATTTTGACTCATCAAACTCTTGTAATCTACCATCTTTTTTAATTATAACCATTATTCCTCCTGAAATAACCCATCATGTACTAATAAATTCAAGGTTTCAATTAATAATTCTTTTTGACTTCCCCATTTTTTTGAGAAAGCTCGACTGTTATTGTGAAAAGATTCCTTTCCTATCCGGTGATGATTCACGCATAAAGGTATAACCTCTGTGTGCTTTGCTCTTTGTCCTAGACCAACTAGGGTTACATCTCTAATGTGGTGTAACTCGGCAGGACTGTAAGGATTTCCCTCTTTGCGACAGATCAAGCAACCTAATCTGGCTACTTTATCCATGTGTTCTCTTTCTTTCTTAGTTTTAGAACGTGCCATAGGGTATATCTTTCAATATAAACTTACTATCTTTATGTTTTTCTAATTTTTTAACAGACTTGAGGGGGATCACCATTTGCTCTCCAACCTCTTGACCTTGAAATGTCATGGTAAATATTAGACAATTCTTGTTCTTTTCTATTAAGTATCCTTCACTATAACATATTTTTGGAAGGGTTAAAATAGCAGTATCAATAGATTCCCATTCGCATTTGGATACTGCGTCCTCCCACCAACAACTATATCTATAGAAATATCTATCCATAATGTTTAGCTTGAACTGTGTCGTTAATCATTTTAGTTTTCCATTGTTCGAATTGAATATCGACAATCTTTTTTTCCCATGCCCACTTAGCTTCCTCTTCTATTGCAATACCTAATGTAGTGATATGATTCTGGTATCTTTCATCTGACCTAGCTTCACGTTCTTGTGCGTTGACTGGCAGTTCCTTACCTGTCTTATTAAGTTGTTTCTCTTTCATTAACTTAGCTAGTAAAATCTTGCGACCATGTTCCATGATAGCTAATTGACGTTTAGCTTCTGCATGTTTCAAACCAATCTCCCTAAGTTTCTCTAGTTTAAATTCTAGTAAATCATCAAAGCTCATCTGCTTACCTCTCTTGCTTTAGCTTGTTTTATATTGTGGTGTTTAATAAAGTTTAGCACATACTGGCTTGTAACTTTTGGTGGAATTTTTTTACTGTAAGGAAAGTGTTTATACTTTTCCTTAAACACATGACTAGCCCACCCATCATTGTATCCTTGTTGCCTTGAATAATACAACAGCTCTGCATAAAAATCTTTCTTGTCGTACTCTACTTCTATTTTTTCTTTTGGAACCTCAACTAATCTACCTTGCTTAATTAATATCTTCTGTTCTTTTTTAGTAGGCATGTGTCCACAATTAGGACAAGCTCGTTGCTCTCTTGTTGGCATATAAACTGTTCCATCACATTCAAGACAAGTAACTGGTTGCTTTTCTATTGGCTCTACAATTCTTTTATCTTTAGCTTTAACCTTAGTCATAGTTAGTTTGAAATGTCTATCTTGATCAATAAATCCATGCCTATAGACATTTCCTGCGTGGTCTATTATCAAAGTATCTTTCTTGTTATTGTATGGACGTAGTGACCTGCCACACATTTGGATGTACAATCCTAATGATAAAGTAGGTCTACAAAGCACAACACAGCTTACCTTTGGACAATCCCATCCCTCAGTTAACACCTGACAACAACTCAACAGTTTTATCCTGCCATTTCTCAAATCTGACAAAACAGTTTCCCTCTCTATTTCGGGCATCTCTCCATCAATATGACCTGCAGGTATACCATTGTCGTTAAAGATGGCAGAAACATACTTAGAATGCTTTATAGAGGTACAAAATACAACAGTCGGTCTATCACTTGCAAATTTAATCCAATGTGTAACAACATCCCCTATTAATTTAGGCACATTCATCTTCTTATCAAGACCTTTTGCTTCATAATCTCCTGCTATAATCTTTAATCCTTTAAGGTCAGGTATCGTTGGAGCTACAATTCTGGTAGGCACAAGATACCCTTGTTCAGTTAGTTCTTTAACAGTAGAACATTGCACAATCTTTTCATAGATACCACCTAATCCTCTACCATCTGACCTAATAGGTGTAGCAGTAAGACCAATAACATAAGCATTAGGATATTCTCTTAGTAAGTTTTTAAAAGAATCACTAGCTGACCTATGTGCTTCATCAATAATTATCAAATCAGCTTCGGGTTTTATAAAATCATCTCTATCTACACGAGCAGTAAAGGTTTGGATACTTGCAACTTGACAACTAGCCATAGGAGTAGGACTTTTACCTGCCATAAGCACACCATGATTAACACCAAAGTCATGTAATTTGTTAGAGCATTGCAAAATCAATTCCCTTCTGTGTGCGATAAATAAACAACTCTTGCCACCTGCAACTACTCTCCTAATCATTTCACTAGCTACAACAGTCTTACCACTACCTGTGGGAGCAACTAACAATATCTTTCTTTTACCTTTTATAAAAGCATTTCGTATATCTTGTATGCTTTTCTTTTGATACAATCTAAGCTGATGCACTTGTTTCTCCTTCAATAATTGCCTTACCTATTTCATAAACTATTTGCGGCACTATAGAATTACCAAGAGCTTTTACTCGTTTAGATCTATTTTTGTCCAGTTCATAGGATACCCCATTAGGAACTCCACAAATTCTGGATTCAGTTTGCCACCAAGTTTCCTTGCCTTCGGATTCTCTTTGTCTATTTCTGTTGCTAGTTGTTTTTGATTGCATCCTCTGCGAGAATCTCTTGTGTTCGGTGTTGGGTACATCTTCTTTTCTAAGTACAGCATTGTGTCCGATAGTTTTGCTCCAAATGTTGATTCTGGTTTGTTCTTCTTTCTTAGAATAAAACTTCCAGACTTTGTTTGCTCTACCCTGTTCGACTGCTCTCCCCCTTCCTCGCAACCTACTGTTGGAGTTGGCAATAATCCAAACCCTTTTTCTTTGATGCCATGCACCTTTGCCACTAGCTGGAATAATAAGACACCTGACTTCGAAACCTTGTTCTTCCAAATCGTTTTGCACCTGTCTGAGTACCATGCCGTCTTGGATGTTAACAATACCTTCAACATTTTCCCCAATAAACCATCTGGGTTTACATTCTTTGATGACTCTAATAGTTTCATCCCAGAGATATCTGTCGTCATCTGTTCCTTTTCTTTTCCCTGCTGTTGAGAATGGTTGACAGGGGAATCCCCCAGTAACCACATCTGCTTCATATTTCTGTCCTTTAACATTTCTTATATCTCCTTCGATTGGTATGTCTTTAAAATTTTTTGTTAATACCTTTTGACAGAACTGATCTTTCTCTACAAAAGCTATGGTTTCAAAATAACCAGTAGATTCTAAACCTAAACTAAAACCACCTATGCCACTAAACAAATCTAATACTGTAAATTTATGGTGCATATCTTCTCCATATATCGTTTAGTTGAAACATAACTTCTCTTGGACTCTCTGGTGGGTTGCAGTTTCTAGCAAACTCTAATGCTTCCTCTTTTGCATACTCAAAAGTTTCCCCTCTTTTTCTACAAGCAATTAGAATCTTTACAAGTTGCTCGTGCCTGTCGCCTTTTGTTGCTCCTTGTTTTGTGCCTGTGTACTTGCCTTTGTATTCTGACTTCTCAAATGTATAAACCTTTTGCTCTGGTCTTTTCAATCCTAAACTATTTTTTATATCTGCTCTAGTGTATGGCTCAATCCTTGAAGCAATCTGATGTATAGTAACTGGGTGTGGTTTGTTTTTCTGATGATAGAATCCTGCCACCCTCATAATTCTTGGCAAGTCTTTTACTTTGGGGTCAGATTTAAATTTGTTAGCAAGTGATTCTTGAAACAAACTAAAACTAACAAGTGGTACATCTTCAACTAACCAGTACGCATGATACTTATTTGGACTTGTGTTGGTTATAATGTGTGGTTGCAATTCCCATTCAGTAGGTAATGGTGTGCCATCTAAATCTATAAACAAAGCTCTTACTTTTGTTAT